CGTCTTCGTCCTGATGTTCGCGCGGGAATGGAACGACGGTCATGCGGCCTCCTTGCTGGTCTGCTGCTGCTGCTCCTCGTGTTGCGCCTGCTCGTCGGCAGGTGTCGGCTCGCCCTGACCGCCGGTCGTGGTCAGGGGCATTTGCAGGGCCGGCGCGGGCGGCACCTTGGTTGTGGCGACGAAGGTCAGGTTAAGCTCCTGCTCGCGCGCCCGGTCGGCGGCGATCCGCGCGTCGGTCTCCTCGGCGTCGTAGCCCTGCGCCTCGATGACATCCGAGCGGGCCTTGAACCCGTTCTGCACCGCCAGCGCCTCGGCCTGCGTGTCCTTGAGCGGGTCCACCCACGGCATCTTCGGCGTCATCGCCTTGAAGCGCGTCACGGCCGGCGTGTTGCGCAACTGCGTCGCCGTGACCGGGAGCGCGCCCGCCAGCACCGCCTTGGCGAACCACCGCTGATAGACCGGGCGGAGGAACTGATAGACCATGACGGCGTGCTGGAAGGCCTCGACCTCGGCGCGGAAGGCCAGCAGCCCGGCGCGGGAGGATGCGTAGCTCGCCTTCGCCAGGTCCGACGAGATTTCGGCGTAGGGCACGCCGAGCGCGGCGGCGAGTTGCAGGAGGGTGCGATACTGGAAGGCGTCGTAGTTTGGCCCCACGTCCGCCGGTTCGCTGAATTGGATGTCCTGCCCCGAGTTCATTTCGAGGAAAGCGCCCGGCCCGAAGTAGGGCGGTAGCTCGGCGTCGAACACGCCCAGCTTCATGTCGGGGTCGGTCGCCAGATCGACCGGCGGGTTCTTGATGAAGCCGGCGAAGCGCGCGGCCTGCTTCTTCCGCTCAAGCTCGGCGTCGTCATAGAGGTCAAGCATGAACATCTTGACCACCGCGGCGGCGAAGCCGGAGAGGCCCCGTATCTGCCCGGCCTCGACCGGGTCATAGATGTGCAGGATTTCGTCGGCCGGGATGCGGACGATGTGGTTGTAGATGAACGCGAAGCTGAAGGCGATGTCGGTCGGGTCGCGTATCCAGAACCAATAGGCGACGCGCTTCTTGGTCAGGTTGTCGAACTCCACGCCCATGCGGATCGGGTTGTTCGTGACCGGCGCGGTCGCGTTCTTCCACACCGGCAACTGCTCGGACGGCAGCACTTGCAGCCGCAGCGGAATCTTGTCGTCGGCCGGGCTGGTGTTGATGATGTGGACGAAGCACTCGCCGGCCATAAACACCTCGCGGGCGACGCGCCGCTGGATGCCATAGAAGTCCGTGACGTTCTCCACGTCGCTCTCGTCGGTCCAGTCCTGAAACGCTGCGGCGACCGCGGCTTTGAGCTTGTTGTCCTCGATCAGCGGCGAGGGTCGGATGCCGGCCCCGACCGTGGCCGCGGTCCATGAGCGCACCGCGGCGCGGGCGTAGCCATTGTTGCGCACGACGTAGCGGGTGCGCGCGATGGTCGTCTCGCCGGCCTTGACCAGCAGCGCGTTGACGTGCTCGCGCATCGGCTGCCACAGGCCGAGGCGTCGCCCGTAGGACGCGGCGTCGAGTCCCTGCGGCCGCTGCGGGTGGGTGCGGAACAGCGCCTGGGAGGCGAGGTCAAGCAGCGGGTTGCCGCTGCCGCTGCCCTCGGTCACCTGGCTCCGGATGCGTGGGAAGAAGTCGCGCCAGCCCATTAGAGGTGCTTCAACTGCGGCATGTAGTGCAGCCGCATCCCGCGGCTCGGCCAGACGCCGAACTGGCAGAAGTGCAGTTGAGCGCGCAGGCTGCGGATCGCCAGCACGAGCGCCTGGTTGTCCACGAACGTCACCTGGCGGTTACGATCCGAGGTGCTTTGGACGCCGGAGAACAGGCGCGATTCGAGATCCTGTAGCTGCTGCCACCGCCGCGCCTGCGCGTCGGGCGAGCAGTCGAGGCCGCTTTCCGGATAGGTGAACTGCGGCTGATCCGGCGGCAGCGGTTGGACCGGCGCGTCGGCCTGCACGGGCCTCGCGGGCGTCGCGTGCCGGCGCTGCGGCGGCGGCGGCGGCAACTCGGAAGGCACCCGCGGCGGCAGACTCACGGGTCGTTGCCGCCGTCGGTGAAGGCGCTGCACACGCAGGCGATGGCGGCGAGCGCGAGGATGATGAGCAGGACCGGCAGCAGGATGCCCATTATCCGGCCCTGCGCCGGTTCGCCCGGCGGATCGCGGCGGCGACGCGACGGGCGATGTTCTTGGCGATGCGCTCGCGCATGGTCGCGCGGATTTTGTCGGCGACCTCCTGCGTGATGAACGTCCCCAGCACGGTAGGGCCCCAAAGCTCCTTGACCGGGAGGCGGTGGGTGTTGACCCGTCGATAAACCCCCCGATGGCCGGTCGGCATCGTGGCGATGAAGGCCGAGCGGATGGTCTGGCTCTTGCCCCAGGCGCGGGTGGAGACGCCGACCGCGTTCTGCGTGGGCGCGAAGTCGATCAGCGGGATCGGCTTCTTCGACGCCAGCACGTCGGCTTGGTAGGCCCCGACCTTCACGTAGGGCAGGACGATGGCCTCTTTGACGCCCGCGCTGGTCGCGCCCATGTGCCGGGCGATGGTCGAGGCGGCCTTGACCTTGGTGTTCTTCTGCGTGTCCACCAAGGCGAGCGCGACCGGCTTGTCCAGTTCGGGCTTGGCGAGTGCCGCGAGCACGGCGTCAAAGGCGCTCGTATCGAGCGTGACGCTCATCTCCATCATCGAAGGGCAGCCGGCGAGCGTCGCATGGGAGGGGGAACGGACGGTCTGCGCCCGTTATCAAATCCGCTGGCACATTCCACACCTCGCGGTCAAGTGAATTTGCAGAACCTCTAAATTCCCAGTGAGGTCTGGACAGTCGAGGCGGCGCGGAGTTCGGCGGCCCAGGCCCGAGTCGCGGCGTGGCCGCGGCGTCCGGCGATCAGCCCGGCGAGCAGGATTTTAGCGTGTTCGGCCTTGGGCAGCCGGCGCTCGCAGCGAATCGCCCAGGCGAGGCCGACGACCGCGCGCTGGGTCTCATCCATTCGGATGAGGCGTTCGGCCTCGGCGAAGGGATCACCAGGCATCCGCCAGCGCGCCGAGGGCGTCTACCGTCCAGTTGCGGGCGCTGGTTTCCGAGCAGCCCTCGCGCCGGGCGATCTCGCCGAACGGGAGGTCTTCGACCGCGCAGGCGACGCAGAGCCGGCTATCGCGCTGGGTCAGCACCGCGCCGACTCGCTGGAGTCGCTCCTGGTAGTCGAGTCGTCCGAGTCGCGGCCCGCTGAAACCGCCACCGGTAGGCGTGCCGGCGTCGTAGGACGCGGCGGCCCGGCGCTGCTCGCGGAAGGCACCTTGCACGGCGGCGCGGAACTCGCAGCCGGCGCGGAACTCGCGCGGCCCTATGGCGCGGGTGCGCAGCAGGTTTTCCAGCCGGGTCCGGACGCGCCAGCCGGGGCGATAGGCGCGCCCGTCTACCTGCGGCTCAGCCACGTCGTAGTGGGCGCGGTAGGCGGCGGAGGGGCGGTTGGTCGGCATCACACGTTGCCCAGGTTGCGGACGGGACGGCGCTGGCCGAGGACGCCGCGGCGGTTGATCCTGCCGGCGGTCGCCTCGACCGCGTGCGGAGCGGGCGGCGGGCCTGCCGGCGGCTCTGGCTCAAGCCCAAGCTGGCCCTCGAGGTCGCGCCAGGTGCGATCCGACCAGCGGTCCATGCCGGCGAGCCAGGCGGCGGCGCGGGCGTAGACGCGCATGTCCAGCGCCTCATTCCTCGGCCGCAGTTGCCGCCACTCGGTCTTGACCGCAAAACCCTTGCGCGAGCGGATGAGCACCTGCTGCTCGGCCACGGTCTGCTTGACCCACTCGTCAGAGACCGCGGTGGAGAGGTGAACATAGCCGGCGGGATAGCGCACGCCGCGCTCAAGCTCCTCATCGGTCGGCTTCGCCTGCTCCAACTGCTTGTAGAACTCGCGCTTGAACACACTGACGCTGACCGTCCACAGGTTCAAGCCGCCGCGCAGCCGGACGCCGCCAGGGGTGAGCTCCACCTTGGACGGGCCGGACACGGGGATGAGCCGGTCATACTGCGGCACGCCCTTGACCGGGAGCACGGTCGCGCGGTCCTGCGAGCGCGCCCACAGGTAGACGTTCTGCGTGAACGAGCCGGTGTCGATCGCGAGCCGTTGCAGGCCCATCCGCGCGCCGGTCTCGTGCTCCCAGGTCTCGCCGAGCATTGAGGTCAGCCCGACCCAGGTCTCGCGCTTGCCGGGGTCGCCGAAGATGACGCGGTGCTCGACCAGCCAGGACTCCAGGCCGCGGCCCCAGGCCCAGACGTCCACCTCGATCCGGTCGGCCTGCACGTCGGCACCCGCGGTGATGAACAGGCCGCGGAGCGGGACCGTCCGGTAGGCCCATTCCTCGCGCCGGTCGTAGAGCCGTTGCCAGTCGGGGACCGGGCTGGCCTCCTCCTCCCATTCCTCGCCGAGCACGGTGTTGACGAAGGTCTTCCGCCGGTCGGGGTCTTCGGCGCTCTTGATCCACTGGTCGGCGATCTCGGCCCAGGAGAGCCAGCCGAGCGGCGAGTAGAGCGCGGACAGGTGGTAGCCGCGCACCGTGGGATCGGGGAAGTCGGCGACCGCAGGAATCCACCGCCCGGCGGCCAGCATGGCGGTCTTGTGGTGCTCGCCGAACGGGCGATCGCAGGCGACGCAGAGGTAGTGAACGGTATCGGGGCGGTTCGGCTGCCAGCGCAGCCGGGGGAACTGCAATACTTGCTCGCGACCGCACAACGGACAGGGAACGTGATAGTAACGCTGGTCTGTCGCCTCGAACTCGCGGCAGATGCGCGAGGTATTCTTGAGCTTGGGGGTGCTGAGCAAGAATATCTTGGAGCGGAACGAGAACGTGCGCGTGCGCGCCTCGGCGAGCGCAATGGGGTCGCCCTCGTTTTCGAGGTCGCCGGGGTAGGCATCGACCTCATCGAGCATCAGGAATCGGACCGGCATCGACCGCAGGCCCACGGCGCTGTTCGCGCCGGTCAGCACCAGCACGCCGCCGCGGAAGTCCTTCATGCTCACGGTGTTGGTAGCGCTGCGCGACCTCGCCTCGGCCACCTTGCCGGTCAACTGCACGGTGTCATCTATCATCGGCTGCACGCGCTGGTTCGAGAAGCGGTGCGCCAGATCGACGGTCGGCTGCACGACCAGCGTCGGCCCCGGCACCTGGTCGATGATGTAGCCGACCCAGCACATGCCGCACTCGGACGCGCCGATCTGCGCCGCCTTCTTGAACACCGTGCGCCTGACCGGGCTGCCCACCGAGAGGTTCTCGAATATCTCCCGCAGGTAGGGGGTGCGCGAGGTGCGGTAGGGCCCAGCCTCGGCGCTGCCGCCCTTGGACGAGAGCTTCCTGTAACGGTCGGCCCACTCATCGACCGTGATTTCGGGGTCGGGCTTGAGGCCTTGGTTCCAGGCTTCGGCGATGTAATCATCCGGGTTGAAGTCCGGGACGGCGAGCATGACGACTATGCTTCCAGTGCGCTACGCGGTAGAACGCAATATCAACCAGTCTACCGTCTATGATGCAATCAAACGCGGTGCCATCGTGCTTCTGCCGGACGGCATGTTGGACGTGGAGGCGACCGACGCCGGCTTTCTGGCCGACTTCAACGCCCGCAAGCAATGGACGCGGGATAGCGAGGCGACCCGCATCCGCCGGCTCAACGCCGGCCTGGTCGAGGCGACCGCACAGATCTCGGCTGACCGGCGGCGCAGGAACGACCTGCAGCGGTCCACCGCCAAGCGCGGGGTTGCCGATCCTGCGCAGCGGCGACGGGTTGCCCGGGCACTCGCGGCGCTGGACGCGCTGCCCGACCTGTTCGCCGTCGAGGCCGCCGAGATGCTCGGCCGCCCGGTGGAGGCGACGCGAGCGGCGCTGCGCCGGTTCGTAGACTCGGTGCTTGAGGACATCGGCACCATCCAGCAGCCGGCAGAGGACCGCGATGGCCCGCAAGCCGCAGCCTAAGCCCGAGCCGGCCACGCCGCAGGCGGCCCGGCGGGAGCCGCCGGCACCGGAGCTTGTCAAGAAGTCCCAGGAGCTAGCGGCGCTTCGCGCGACCGACGCGCTGCTACGCGCCGAGATCAAGCGGATGACCGAGCAGGTGGCGACCGGCGAGCTTGTCTCGCTCGAGGTCTACAACGCCCGGCTGTTCACCGAAGCCCGGCGGGTGCGTGACGCGGCGCTCGGCGCGCCCGCGCGCTACGCGGCGGAGCTTGCCGCGGCGCTGGACGTCGCCCCGTTCGCGATGCTGCAGGTGTTGAACGCCGGGGTGCGCAAGGTTCTGTCCCTCGCGGCCGGGAACGGGCCGTTTCCAAGCGATCTGCGCGGTCTGTAGCCGGAGGCCGAAGGATGAGCCGGCCTCCGGCGGGCTGTCACTGAGCGGCCGACCGCTGCGTCAGGCTGAGCGCGTATTGACGCAGCGGCTTGTCGGTGGTGCCGTTGTCATTCGCCGCTTCGAGCGGCCAGCCCCACCATCCGCGGTGGAAGCGGTCATGACACTCGCGGCATACCGACCGCAGGTAGATCATCGGCGGGATCATGCCGTAGCGGTAGCTCAAGTGATGCGCGTCTATTGCCTCATGCTCTAGGCAGAACTGGCAAAGATAACCGTCACGTTTGAGCACTTTGAGCCGGGCGCTCTTCCACTCCGGCGATTTCAAGGCGTCGCTGTATTGTTGCGAGCGAAAGCCTTCCACGTTGAGTTGCGCGATCTGGTCGAGCGCGGACTTGCGCGCCCGTCGCGTTTCATCGTAATTCACTTGAGCCTCCGTTCTGAGCTTCCAAGTCAAGGCGCGGGCACTGGTCCCGGCTCGCTGCTTCGACCCAGCGAGCCGGGATTCGATGGCACAACTCGCGGCGCGCTGTCTAGTCAAGCGTCAGGCCCTCAAAAGTCGCTAGAGACGGCAGTGCAGGCAAATGCGGATAAACGTAGACAATTGCGGGCAAACGACGCGAACCGCGGGATATGAGCGGCGAGTTGCAGCGAGTGGGGTTTAGTCCCGTTTAGTCTCAGCACGTATCGGGAAGTCCCAGGATGCACGCGGTTACTCTCGGAAGCCTACGGAAGCCGACGGAAACAATAGAACTGAG